TATAAAGGATTGTTTTCCTAATTTTGATACATCAACATATAGAGGTTTTATGCTACCTCTACGTACCTCATAGAGGTGATCATTCCAACGACCCGATATACCATACTTATAGAAGATTCCATTCTTAATCTTAAATTCCTTTGCTTGACCAATATAAGATTTGCCGGAGGAGGCATTTGTAATTTTATAGATGAAACCGTATTCCATACGATTCTAATATAGTAGAGACTTTAAACTCGGAGTTTATCTGCGTTATATGGGCTCACCGCCGACACATTCAACCGAAACGTATTATAAGGTAACACCCGTGCTCTGTGCCCCATCATAGACATGCGATGAAGAGTCGGTTGTCGATTGAAGAGAACAATATCACCATCAATAATATGACGATTCACTGTGTCACCATTATAGAGTACAAGTTCCTTCGTATTCACATGCTTGAGTGAAATCATACGCCCATCTGCGCGCACAATCGTCTTCGCGCCAGGATACACATCTGCGCCATTCTGAATAAACTTGTAAAGACGATCGCGATTGTATTGTGTTACTTTCTCAGGGAAAGTCAAGTTCATTGCAATCTTCATTGGTACACCGAGTTCACCAATACTCAGATTCGGATCAGGAGTAATAACAGAGCGCGCAGAGAATTCTACACGCTTACCCTGAATATTATAGCGAATGCGACCTTCTTTAGAACCAAGACGCTGCTGAATAGACTTGAGGGTGCGACCAGAACGCTGCGCGGATGGTGCGACACCAGGGATCTGGTTATTGATGAGTGTTGCGATATGATACTGAAGAACATTTGTCCACTCATCAATAATATTCTTGGATGCGTTAGCATCAATCTTCTGTTGGAGCGTCTTATTGGTCTTAATAATATCCACAAGTTTATGTGTCAAATCATCTTCAGACCGCTGATTATTATCCTGAACAACACTGGGGCGCATCTGTGGTGGTGGAATTGCCAGAGTAGAACAGATCATCCAGTCAGGGCGACACCAATGACGAGATAGTCCCATAAAATCTACATCTTCGTCTAGGATCTGGCGGAAGATACGGAGGACATACTCTACCTCCAGAGGCTGGCGAACTTTCTGAGCGCTAATTCCTTCAGGGCGCGCACCCGCGCCTTCTACATCATCCCACTCCGCAATAATACGCGCGATACCCTCTTTCACATAGCGATCAGGCTGGCGAGCACCACAACCATCCTCAATCTGTTGACCACATCGCTTAACACTTGTACACGCATTTAGCACTTCACGCCAGCGACCCTCCCCACGTCGCTTTGCAACTCGCTTATAAAGTTCTTTATCAATCAGAAGTTTTGAACAGCGGACACATACACACCGAAGTACATTCAGAACCCATGGGAAGAACTGAATATAATATACTGGTCGTGCGAGGCGATAATGACCAAAATGACCCGGGCAGTGATGATTTGTCTGACCGCATGAACGACATTGTTTACCATTATCTAAAATGCCCATACGAGGGTCAAATAGCCCACCCATTTTGGGTTCATTTCCGTCATATGTAGAATGCGTACTAATTTCTACAACAGAACGCCTCTCAATCTCCTCTGGTGAGAAGATACCAAACTGAATACCTACAATGGGCTCCAGCTCAGACGAAGGAGTATATAAACCTGCCGGCATTCTATTATTCTCTAAGAACTATGTGTTTAATAGTTTTTAGAAAAGAATCAATTTTTATATTAAGATGTCTTTAGGCCTCCTTCTCCTAAGCTATACGCGCCAATTGAATATTAGTATAGTCGCATTTTGGCTGTTCCAAACGATTTGATAAGAAGTGCGAAAGTCGTTTGGAGTGTACATGTATATTTATAATTCTATGACCAGCTGCTGTCTCGAGATACCATCGTTTCTTGTCATCTTGTTTCCATACAAAACCGCCAAATTCTTCTATAGTATAAAACGCACTTTCATTTAGATACTCAATTACACATATACCATTTGTATTTCTGGGATCAACTCCTCCTAAGTATTGTCCAATTGCGAGTGAATCGAAAATATACTCTCCAAGTTCATCAAACTTATTTGCTAAATATGCTGTTGAACCTTCAGCCTCAATCCCTCTGATGCTCTTTCTCTTCGGTTTTCTATTATAGATTGCTGTTGAGATCTGGGGAAGTGACTCGATTTGGTCAGGGTATACCTTGCGAAATACGGAAAGTAGACGCATATCTGTAAGGCCGGCATTACAGTTTATTGCAATAAATCCATTGAGAAGTTCAAGCGCTCCAATATTATTAATAACAATAAAACTGGGATATCCTTCACTATCATTATCAAATGAGAGTGCAAGACCCTTAATTATATCTGCTTTTGGATATAACTTCTCAATATCTTCATATATCATAACATCATATTCTATATGAATCGCTTTATTTAGTTTATAAAGACGCATAACTTCTTCCATATAGAAAAATCTTTCAATTACAAAGCGCCAATATCCATTGCGAAATTCTTTATCATAATTTATATAATTTTTTAAAAAATATAGATGGCTCTCTGTACGAGTTAGTTCAGATGTTGAGATAATTTGTACATTATACTGTTCTAAAGATTTAACATAATGGGATTTGAGTTCTTCAAAAACAACAATATATATTGGAAGAGACGACCATATACGAATCTGTTGAATACATGTTTCTAAATATGGAGGTAACTCAGTACCAAGATGTACAAGAATTATTGCCAGTTCTTGTCTATTCATTATTGTAATTATGTAGTTATTGCTTTATACGGTAGTTTCTAATACATCCTGAAATTTAATAATATCTCCATCACTATAATCACATATTGGTTCATTTAATCTATCCGAAAGAAAATGACTTAACTTCTTACTATGTATATGTAGGTTTATAATTTTATGCTCTCCAGGAATTTCAGACACTGTATACCATCTTCCTTGTAAATCTTTTTTCCATTGAACACCGAATTCATATACTTTATAAAAAGATGATTCATTTATATATTCAACCAAATACTTACCTCCTTGATTTCTAGGATCAACTCCTCCTATATATTGTCCAATTGCCCGCGCATCAAATAATATTTCTCCGAGTTCATTAAAAAATTCACAAATAAATTGGGTTGATCCATATTTTGGCTCCAATCCACTCCAGGAAATTCTATTTGGATTTTTATCATATATTTCTTTTGGAATTTGTGGAAGACTTGACATAAATTCAGGATAATTTCTACGAAATATTGCCAATAAGTGCATATCTGTAATGTTTTTATTATTATTTGCTGTAATAAACCCGTTGAAAAATTCTAATGCTTCTATATTATTAACTACCATAAAACTTGCGCACCCTTGTATATCATTATCAAATGGTAATCCAATATTAGGAATATATTTTCGCAGAAGAGGTCCAAGTATTGATATATCTTCATATAATAATACATCATATTCCATATGAACTACTGTTTCTAAACAATAGTCACGCATAACTTCCTCCAAATAGAAGAATCGTTCAGTTACATGGCGCCAATAGTTTGTATTAAATTGTAAAGAATACTCTATATTTGTTTCTATAAATTCTGAATGTGTAGTTGTACGCTCTAGAGAATCTGTTGAAATAACCCTTACAGAGTATTTACTTGATATGCTGGTAATTAAATCAGAATTAATATTAATAGGCTCCAGAACTAAATAAATATCTACATTTGTAGGATTATTCCATAGTCGGATCTGATGAATACAATCACGCAAATAATTTGGAGCATTTGGGCCTAGATGTATAAGTACGATTGATTCTTTCGACATTGGATAACTTACATAAATTCAATCTCTTCATCTTTAGACACACTACTTCTAGATAAAGTCTCAGTCAACTCTAAATATGCTCCCTCAGAAAATCCCTTCACTTTTTCATTTGGATATCCCCTACAGTTAAGTGCTAGCCAAACACCAGGTCTGTATAATATGCGTTGGGCTGAATGAGAATGTCCACAAATCCAGGCAGCGAGTGCCTGATGCTCCAGATGCTTAGTGGCCTCTGTATAGAAAAGATAGTTATTAGGATCCGCAGCATAATGAGGTGCCACTAGGACTTTTGATGGCAGATGATGTGTTAGAACAACTGCTTTGCGGCATTGTATTGCTGTAGCATCCAGGGCTTCTAGAAGAAAGTTTGAGTGGTCCTTATAAAGTTTATTCATTTTCGTAGGGCTAAACTGTTCATAGTAAGGCGATTTATCTGTTTTACAAGCGATTTGCGAGAAGTCGTTTAGAGTGGCTGAGGCATGAGCCTTCAGCTCCTCAGGAATGTTGGTCCACAATGTTGCGCCAATAATATTCACATTATCGTCTGGAAATTCATGGACGTCTTTATTGAGATAGAAGATGTTCCTGTAAGGGAGAATAATAGTTTTAATATGATCTTCAATAGCTTCCATGGTTACATGTGGTTTATTATTATAGTAGCAGTGATTTCCAGGAATATAGAAGACTTTATCCCAGTTACGAGAACAGTAGTCCATAAAACTATTGAAGATTGGTCTATCGGAATAGCCAATATCTCCACATAGAGCTAGATAACGCGCGTTTGGTTTGAGGATCAAAGGGAATGCAAGTTTATCATAAAATTCTAGATGTATATCACTTAGATATTGAATACGAAATGGTTTTAGGAGTAGTCTAGATGTCATTGTTAGCGCCCTCTATACATAGTATGTTCCAGATTTAAATTGGTATACTTGTGTTAATGTAATCTTCTCATTTGTAAAATATAGATCACTTTGAATATGATTTATAAATCGTTCACAAATAAATTCATCTAAAATATCAGTTGTTACTTGAACAGTATATAATGGTCCTCGCCTTGATAACGCGTAACAGTATTTATATATATCAAAATAATCGTATAAAATTGTTGTAGCATTCAATACTTCCTCTGGAGTACTTCCATACCAAAATGTTGTAAACTCTGTTACTAGAGCACCAACTCTCTTCTGTTTTACATATGGAAGTAGAGTTCTTAGAACATGTAAATCGTGCCCTTCAGTATCAATCTTAACAATATCAACATATTCTATATTCTCAAAAAATGGATCAATTGTAGAGCACTTTACACTAATAGTTCTATCACTGGATAGAATAGTTTCTTCACGTGAATTTGATGTAGGACCATCTACTAAAAATTCTAGAGTTCCTTCTTTATCTGAAATCGCTTGCGCATAGAAATGTGCACCCTTTCTGTCGCCAATATTCTTCTTTAGAGCTTCTAAATTATTTGGATTTGGTTCAAAGAAATAGACAGATGCGTTCGGAACTTGTAGCATAACACCTTCGCCCCAAATTCCATGAAATGCACCAATATCAAAACAGATAGCAGTATCCTTGTTATGTAGTAATTCACTTGTGACAGCGCAATTTGCTACATCACCGTCATTTATAAGCTTATCGAAATATTCAGTATTCATCTTGTGCGCGGTCTAAATACTTAGAACATATACTCTCTAAGTAATTATAATGGCCTCGTGGCACATTGAAGAGGTGACAAATGGAGTTCTCGTTAATTATTCCCTTACAGAGGGTGGATGTGATGTTATATGGGTAACTAAAAAAGCGAAAATGGAACTTCTTGATACAGTGGCATATGGGAAAATGTTATTGATTGATGGGGAACTTCAGAGTACTGAGCGCGATGAGTATATTTATCACGAGATGTTGGTACACCCGTTGGCTTCTGTTATTGAAGGAGGAGGAGGACCGCAACGAGTGAAGATTTATGGTGGCGGCGAGGGCGCGACGGCGCGGGAAGTTTTGAAGTGGTCGTCTGTGCGGCGAGTGGTTCAGGTTGACTGGGATGATGAACTCTTGACGCATTTTCGTTCTATTTGGGTCCAGTGGGCTCAGGGTGCTTATGAAGATCCGCGGCTGGAGTTACGTGTAGCAGATGCTTGGGTGGACTGCTACGAGGACGAGGAGAAGTATGATTATATTATTGTGGACCTTCCTGATCCGGATGATTTGGATAAGTTTCGTGATCTTTTGAAAGGAGTTGTGAGGCAACTCGCTCCTGGCGGCGCTTTTGTAATGAATGCTGGGCCGGTTCAGCCTTGGGATGGCGGCTTCGCTGCGACATTCTGTAAGGACTTTTTTGAAATGCTTCCTCAGAGCGAGTGGCAGCCTTATTCTTGGCACACAAAT